TCGGTCTCTCTTCAGATGGGGATTCAGGTGAGGAATAAGCTGGTATCGGCGTACCAGGATGTGATGAATATGCAGGTCTAATCGACCTAACATACTGTTATATCTAAATATACTAACTACGATCCTACCGCCTGGGGCATGGGTGGGGCAAAGTCAGATAATTTCTGATTCAGAATGGCAATCTGATCCGAATTGTTATCCGACATCCATGCACCATAAACCTGATACACCATCTGCGCATTTGTGTGACCCATTTGCGCCGCGATGAAGTTCGGGTTTGCTCCTGCGGTTAGCGACCAGCATGCATAGGTATGCCTTGACTGGTATGCTCTCCTGTAACGCAAACCTGCTCGCCGCATTGCTGACTCCCAACTCTGAGCTACAGAGCCAACAGCGTAATGGTGGCCGGCGATCCCGTTTGTTACAGTAGCCTGTGGGTTAAAGACGAAAGTGCAGGGGTGAGTGGTTGTCCGGCCATACTCCCGCAATTTAACTTCAACCTGATGCTGCTTACCGAGTCGTGTCATTTCCGCCTGGCTTTTAAGAACATCAATAGCCGGCTGGATCAGATGAATAACCCTGTCAGTGCCTGCATCCGTTTTTGGCAGGGTGAATTCTTTCGTTAATGTGTGATTCCTTCTGACCATCAGGGTTCCAGCCTTCAGGTCGATATCCTCCCACGCCAGCCCGCACAACTCCCCATGACGCATCCCGGTGTAAACAGCCAGTGACCAGAAATTCTTTATCTGCTGGTTGTAACAGGCATCAATGAGTCTGACGAACTCGTCCCTGGTTAGCGGATCCGGAACGGCCTTCGCCTTCTTCAGAAAGTCGATGCCATCAAACGGGTTCTTCTTTATATACCCACTTTCGGTAGCGAACTGGAACATGAAAGACATCACCATCATGTAGTTATTCACCGTCCGTGCAGAGCGTCCTTTAACCGGCGTTCGCTGTCCTTTCTTCAGGGTGTGATACCCCGTCAAAAGCTCCTTCCTTATAAACAGCAAATCTTCCTGACTTACCGCCGACGCCATTTTTTTCTCACCAATCCTTGGCACCATATTCCTGACGATGGATTTATACCGCGACAAAGCGTTGGTCGTTATCTCCATGCTTTTCAGGTCGAGCCATTTTTTAGCCAGCTCGATAACGCTGATTTCTTTCTTATCCTCGCCGAATCGCTGAAGGTTTGCAGACTCCGGAAACTGCGCTGCATAGTTAAAACTTCCTGTCTTAATGGCGTAGCAAACCGATGCGCGTAGCTCCCCGGCAACCTTGCGATTCTTTGGCGTGTCCACAACGCCAAGGCTTTCCCTGACCCTGACGCCTTTATACATGAACCATATGCGGAGTGTTCCTCCGTGGTTCTCAACGCCTGTTGGGTATGCCATTCTTCCCTCCCGACGTCCAAGAGCCTGACTAGGTTACCCTGTAATTTAATTGCGGGCACCAGGCTGTTTGGCCGCTTGCTGTTCTATCCAGAGATTGATCGCCTCAGTGTTGTACATGCATTCACTGTTTGGCTTAGGTTCACCGTCAGGGGAAACGTGCAAATATTCACGCCCCAGAAACCAAGACTCGCGCCGGGCCCGCTCGATGGTCCCGCGCTTCAGGCCTGTTACGGCGATAAGGTTTTGCTCGGTCACCCACTTATTGGGCACAAGCTGGATCACTTCGCTCATTGGTTATCCTCCAGGCAAAAAAGAAGCCGCCCTTAAGCGGCAGCGAATTCAAATAAAAAACCGGCTTGCGCCGGCTCTTTGCTTTTCCTTTCCACCCATTGAGATATTGAGGGTGGGTGAACGTTTTCTATAGCGGCACGCAGTACAGCTGTGCGCGCCAGTTTGTCGGTGATTGCCCGAAATCGCTTCTCTGTTTTAGGAACGTTAACCGCTACGTTGGTTGAATCTGCGCTGGCGAACGGATACATACCTAGAACCCGCACGTCTAGCATGCGTAAACCGTGCAGTTTCACAGTTGAATTGCGCTTAATGTAGAGCTCAGTGAATACCTCATCCATGCGTATCTCCCACGGTTTTGATCGGATGTGGCGGTGAAAGCCACAACATCCAATTGCCACCCACTCATATCTTTCCGATAGTCTGATCAGCCGATCTATTGACTCGTCAGAGTGCCATACGGGAACTGATTTAGACTTCAACCACTCCGGAACAAGTTCGAGTTGCTCATCGTTCTCTGTCTCACTTCCTTCGATAACATCAGGTATCAGAAACCACTCAATCCTGCTGAACCATTTCCCGACAAAGTCATAAAACTTTTCACTTCGCTTTCCCCAATCCACAGTTATCTTTTTCTTCTTCGCTTGATCCCATGCAGAATAAGCTCCGTTATCCAGCCTGATATCACATGGGAACATCGCGACCTTTTTCATCTGCTCTGGCCTGGCGAAAGAGATAAATGCTCCGCCGTCTCGATAAAGAGCCTTTATCAGCATATCTGTAGGCGCATTTTTATCGCCCCATATAGGACTACCGTGATAATGGACGGTCATTATTTTCTCCGTAGCAATAACGACCAGAGAAAGCCACCTCCGACCTTAGCGATAAACTGACCGGCAACAATCCAAGGGGTGAGCACGCCGAAAGCAATAAGAGGGAAGGCGAGAGAGTCGATTGCGGATGCTGTGATATTGGATGCGTTTGCTTTAATCGGCCATGATTTTCTGATCAGCAACTGATAAATGCTTCCATCGCCCAGAGAGGCGAGTACGAACGAAACTGAAGAAGCGATGGCGATCATCCCTCCTGCCGGGTTAATCGTGTAACTAATGATTCCTGATAGAATCGAAAGGCCGGTCACCTTGAAGAAACCAATGCGATCATGCAGGACATCCCGGAGAATGAAATCCAGTCCAATAAGGGCGAACGAATTTACTATCGACCACCATGGGCCGAATAAGAACACCAGATAGTTTGCGGCGCATAATGCTAAGACATAAATAACAGCGGCCATAATTTGCCCTCTGGCGCTTGTGAAATTGGTGTGTCATCCTTCAATGAGAAGATGCCGATTGCATGGATGGATCCAAAAAAAGAAGCCGCCCATATAGAGCGGCCAAACGAGTTTCGCAATTAATCAGAACAGGTCTTCGTCTCCTGTTCAGAGGTGCGACATTGCACCGGATAGCCGACTCAGGGAATCGGCTGGCAGGTGTTAGTCGTCCTCATCGTCCCACCAATCCTCGTTATCACCTTCATGGCAATCAGCCATTAACGGATTGGTAGCTGCTAGCATTTCATTTGCTGCGCCCCGTCGTTGCAGTCGGCGAAGCGCTTCGTATAATTCAAAAGCTTCTGTGCGCTCATCCCCAACGTCGAGTGATCATGCAACTTGGTGCGCCTCAGTAACCAGCGTTGCCAGGTTGTTTCGAATATCCTGAATAGTGCTCATATGCCTCCTCATGGTTAGAAGTGATGCCTGTCATTTCCAAATGAAAAAACCGCCATAAGGCGGTTTATGAACATGCTTGCGAAAGTACATTACGGACGTCGCTCCGAGTGAGATTCTCACTCTACTGGTCATCTATCCCTAGAAAGTCATTTATCTTCTGGCGTCTTTCGTTGATGATTTTTAAAGCTAATTCAGAATTAGGTTCATGCTTATTAACACAATAGTCAAATGGTTCCTGAATCCCCATACTAAGCAAGCTTTTGCTATGTGCCTCTTTCATTTTAAAGCTAACATACTCAGGGACAGTTAATCCAAGCGCTTCAGAATGAAGTCCGGCATCTTTTCTTACCTGATAATAAAGGTCAGGGTTGTCTTTTATAAACTCATCGAGATCAATCTGATAATAGTCTTTCACTAGAATTCCTTAGGTTTTGCATGGTGAAAAATTAGCTTACCAGAATGTTTGCCAGTCGAGCCGCTTTATGAAGGTAAAAGATATGTTAGAAACTGGTCTATATGGCGGTGGCGTTAACTCCTGATGCCTTTCCCCGCATAGCGCGGAGGTGTTTTTATTCCAATAAAAAACCCCGCCATAGCGAGGTTCGTTTTAATGTACGATTATCAGTTAAGTGGGGTAGGGTTGTACTTAATTATGGCTTCTAATATCGTTTTATCTGAAGGTTCCTCACCATGTACTCCAATCAAAAACCCACCTTTTTCTGGATAAACAGTGCTAATACGGAATCTAACCTGCTTTGCACTATAACTAACTGTATTAGTGCTTGTAGGCGATGGTACTGGTTTGCTGCTGAAGGAGCTGGAATCTTTTCCTGGCTCAACTTGACGCTTAGTACCATCGTGCCCTGCACCAAATAGCAAAATATCTTTCATCATAAAATTTCCTTAATCGGGTGATGACGTATGGAGTAAATTTAGTTGATAATAAGAGAATTTTTTGTGAGGTGCATGTATTTCATTGACCTGCCCCCACGATTAGATACAACACTCAGTTAGTAACGTCGGAATCTTCATTCTCAGAATGACCCTTTCTCC